TTATAATCCATTTATTATATGGAAATTACTTAAGTAAAAATCACTTATTTCTGGGAATATTCAATATTTGTTTTTTGTTATTTATGATTCTGGACACTTTCTCATACCCCCTCCAACTTTTGACTCCTCTTGGAAAATGCCATAGTTAACTTTCTAAAATATGTCTTGTTTTAAGAATAACAAAAAACGAATATTGAATATTACTGGATTAAGAGGTTTTTTACTTAAACTAAACTCACTTGCTTAATATAAATGGAGAACGAGATTGAGGAGCTATTTTTGCAGTATTTGCGCACTTTGGAATTGCCTGAGCAGTTAGAAATACATAATGGTCAAGATGTTTTAGCTGCTTTGACAAATGATGCTGAAGAGGATTTGATGCATGAAATATGGCAGCGCATAAAATATACAACAAACTACATGAGTATTGTAAGTAGACTAAAAGATGAAATAAGATTAGTTATTATAGAGGAGGATGAATCAGATTCCTGCTGGGAACATGAGGAGTAAGTTTAAAGGTAATTACCATCTTTAGAATAAATGCAAACACCCTCTGCTTTAGAAGTATTGAAATCCCAAAAAATAAAAATTGACGAACTGGCTGAGAAGTTAGAGCAAAAGTTAGATTTGTATATAATGATTAAGCTTAAGCTTTATAACTATAATCTGGGAGAACAAATAGACCAAGAGGAGACAGATGTATATAATAAGCTTCAAAACGTGTGCTTCCATTTGGAGAACAAGTTGAGAGGGTTAAGGAATATGTTAAATAATGTACAAACAATTACCACCCGCGAAGAGTTTTAGTGTTTAGCAAGACTGGGTTTAAAGCAGAGGGTTTAATTTTATTTCTGCCTTGAATAGTCATAGAGCGCTTAGCAATAAGTGCTAGCTTAGTTTCCGTAATTCTTTTCTGCGTTTTCTCGAACTGCTGCTGGAAATCCATTTATTCTAGTTAGAGTTTATTTTTCAAATAATTTACAATAGCCGTTTTACTTCTTTCACCGTCATAGACTTCCATTTTATTCCCATCACGAAATATGATGGTTGGGTAATCATCCACTTTAACATTTGTTTGCTTTTGTTCGAGCTTCTCGATTTTAACATCCTTATATTTAGACTTTAGTTTATTCCACTCAGGCATCATGTCATGGCAATGTGGGCACCAATCTGCGTAATAGAGTGTTAGGGATTTCTGAGGTTTACCATTACCCTGAATAAAATTTAAACCTATTGAAAATCGAGGAGGAGTAATATTTCCAAACTCATCAGGAGTATTTTTAGGTGGTGCCTTTCCAGGTTTAACTGGTTTAATTGCAACTGTATATGGAACTGTTGTATAATCACCTAATTTCTTAGTTTCTAAATATTGTTTTAATTTTTCATAATCTGCAGGGTATTCTCCATCTATTTCAACACATGTGTTAGGACCTACATTTAATCTTCCATTTAATACATTTTGGCAAAATTCTTGCTTTCCTTTCAAAGTCCCATCTGGGTATTTAAGTTTATTGCATCTTGTAGCTCCTTTTGAATTTTCTGGGGTAGCTACACTTAATAAAGCATGACCAACATATGGAGCATTTACTAAATTTTCTGCTGTTATTCTATTTACATCTATTCCAATGCGGTTTAGTGCATCCCTTGCTAATTCTGGATTTTTTGCAATAAATTTCATTTCATCAATATCTACAAAATTATTGCTTTCTAAACATAAATCCTCTTCACTTCTGTCTTTCCCATCTCTGTCTTTAGTAACATCACATACATCATTATTATAGTAACTATTCATTCCAGTACAGTAATCAGCATCAGTTTTAGTTGACCCATCAACATTTTTGGTTCTATTACAACCATATGCTCCATCTCTGCTATTCATTCTTTCCCAATGATTATTATTCATCTTGCATCTTTCTTCTGGTGATTTAATATTGCTGTCTAATCCCCTGTACCTATTGCAATATGCTTTATGGTCTTTACTTTGTTTAACATAATTGCTTCTTTCTTGAGCACATTTTGCAGCTTCAGGATTTGGTCTACCATCTGAATGACGGAGACCATCACATCGTTTTTCTTGTTCAATCCAAAATTTGTCAGTTGCAGCGCAGTTAGTCTTTCTTCCTTCATAATTTTCCATTAATTTTGATTGTTCTTCCATCATTTTTAATCTTTCTTCCTGTGATGAAGGAGCATTACTACAATCAGCATTTAATCCCTGCTTTGAACCAATGTCAATCCAGTGAGCTGTTAGTTTATCTGCGTTATTACCAACTTCAGTTGCTACTTCAGGATTATGCTTAGCATAACATTCAGGATTAAATGGATTACCCAAATGTGTTTTAGGAACATTTCTTGTAGGCAAACCTGACCTCAAAGTTCCCCAATCATTAATAGTTACATCTCCTTCCTTTGAAGGTTGGAGTATTGGTAAATCTTCTGGTCTTGACCCACCTTCAAAATTAAAGTCTGGTGCAGGAGGTGGAGCATCAAAATCAAAGTCTACTGTAGGAGGTGGAGCATCAAAATCAAAATCTGCTGCAGGGGGTGGAGCATCAAAATCAAAGTCTGCTGCAGGAGGTGGAGCATCAAAATCAAAGTCTGCTGCAGGAGGTGGAGCATCAAAATCAAAATCTGCTGCAGGAGGTGGAGCATCAAAATCAAAGTCTGCTGCAGGAGGTGGAGCTTCAAAATCAAAGTCTGAAGGAGGTGGAGCTTCTCCAGGTGGAGGTTCTGATGGAGCCATTGGAGGTATTAATTCATCAGCTGGAGGAAGTTTAATCTCATCAGGCTCACCAGTATTAAAATCAATTGCTTCAAAATCTACTTCATCAATTAATCTGCTTTGTGGGCCAGTGTATGGAGTTCCATAATAAGTATGCCTAAATAATGCAATCCAGTTACCCTGTGAGATGTAGTCAGGATTGTCACGCTTTGGTGGGGGAGTTTTAATCATTGCTCTAAATATATTTTCATCAATGTCTTTGCCTAATTTTGTTATTTGTTCATCTGTGAGCTGGTTTTCTGGGAGAGGGTCAAGAGGAGGAATTGGGGGAGGAGGTGGTCCATCCTCAACAATAATTGGTCCACGGGGAGGAGGAGGAGCAGGACAATTTGCAATACAAGTTGAAGGGATTTTGTCAAGAGCTTGACCAACCTTAACTGCTTCAATAGCAAAAGATGCAGCCATACCACCATATTTAACCATTGGTCCAACAATGTCACCCATGCCTGGAACTGCTGCACTTGCTCCAGAAATAACTAATTGTGCTATGTCTAAGGCATCAATAGGTCTCCCACGTGCTCCATCAGCAATCATTTTTGCAGCAGGACCAGCCATTGCAGCTGCAGCCATTAATCCTGCCAGTGCAGGTGCACCAATTCCAGCAGTGATTACAGTTGCAAATAAACCTAAAGCAACAGCTGCAACTTGAGCCATAATTCCAACAGCTTCTACCCAAAAATCAGGGTCTCTCATCTTATGCACAAAGTCCTCACCAAATTGCTTGAAATCTCTTTCAGCATTCTTTGCAAAATCTTCAAATGCTTTTTTTGTATCTGCAGCTAAATTTTCAAATCCTTTCTTAATATTGTCTCCAACCTCCTTTAGGACTCTTTCTATGTCATTTCCAAATTTACGAAATGCAGCTGCAATACCATTGCGCTCTGGGTCAAAAGCTGCAGCTAAATCAATATTTCCTTCAAACAAATCTTTGATTCCAGCTGTAATTTCTTTTAATAATGAATCAAAATTGACTCGTCCACGAATTTGTTTACCACGAATACGTTGTCCAATAACTTCTCCACCCATAAGTTTTAAGTTTCGTTGATGTAGTTGCTTAGTAATACCTTGTACATCCCAGCATGTTTGACCACAACGTAAATTACAATCTGTACACCATTTTGGTCCCCAATCAACACCAGCCCATCGTAATCTACCACATTGCCATGTACGACATCCTGGAGCAGGATGTTTAAAGCAGTCATCAATACAATCTTTGCGTACTGGTCCCCAACATGTTCCTGCAATGTCTCTTGAACCAGGTGGACATTCATTCATGGAAGAAGTAATTGGTTTTCTGCATGTTAAACCATCATTAATCCATCCAGGCTCGCACTTCTTTCTACATGTGAGTCCATCATCATATTCATCTGCTGCACAAGGTTCTACACATGTTAATCCATCATTCCTCCAACCAGGTGGACAATCAGCAAGAATTTTACCACCAACTAACTTTCTTTTATATGGGACTATGCCATATTTCTTGCAAAACCCCTTTTTACCATCACATCCACATCCGCAATCAAGTTTTTTCATTTCTTTTTCAACCCATTTGACGAGAGATTGTTTGGAAATACAGTTTTTACTTCCTCTACCACATCCACAATCTTTCTTCTTTCCCATTTGTTAAATGCTGTTAAAAGAAATATATGTGTTATAACAAATGAGCACATCGGACATGACTGAATACCTGCGTGTGAAGCTAGCAGAGCGTGGTAATATAGCTGATGCAAAGTTTATGGAGGATGGGTTTGACCGTTGGGCAGAGAGTGAGAGGCCAGCTCGGGTTGGTCAAGTAGAAAAAGTCCCTGCAGAAAGTAAAATGGAAAGTTATGGAGGCGCAATGTCATTGTCTCGAGCCAAGAAGTTGCAAGCAAAGATGATGGGTGGAGCTAATGTAAATATTGCTGGATTTACTGTGGATGTGCCTGACATTGTAGTTAATGCAGTAAAGGAGGCAAAGAAGCTACATGAATTCTTGAAGACAGTTAATACACGTCTTCCTGATTTGATTGAGGACATTACTGACAATGTTATTTACAAGCCTCAGGATTATTCCCCTGAGATTATAGCAGATTCTAAGCAGTTTCTTGGATTTCTACAATCATTGAGGGGGTATGTAACTGTTATTGAGAAGGTATTGTCTTTTGCTCAGTACATCCCAACTGGCAGTGGTCGTCGTGGTGGTAAGCGTGGACATACTCGTGTGCATTTTGGTGGAGCAGCAACTACACTTGAGACTATTACTAAGTGGATTAAGTATGTGAAGGATGTAGGAACTCAGATTTACAACTATGTGAGGTGGTTTGCACAGAAGGCCAGAACTTTGGAGGTAATCTTGAAGCTTGATGCAGCACAGCCTGAAGGTAAGCAAGTTCTTGATGCTCTTAAACCCATCTTTGACTTTATGGGAGTTGTTGGACTGGGTCGTCACAGAGGTCGTCGCGGAGGTCGTGCTCGTTCTTCCAGTCGTAGTTCCAGTCCTGAGTGCGAGTGTCATGGAGGCCGAAAGTCACCTCTGCCTGTACTGGACATTAATGCAGCAATGATGGGTGGAATGAGTCTTGCAGACCAAAAAATGGCTATGGAAATGCAAAATATAAATAGACGTGATGCACGAATGCATGGAGTTACTATGGAACAATATAATCAAAAGATGGCTTCAGCAACTCCTAAAGTAGGACTTGGTCGTAGACATGGTGGAATGAGTATGGCACAGATGCCTGCATATTCAGGACCTCAGTATGAATTTAATTATATGAATCCTTCTATGGGAACAGCTCCAAAGAGGCCTGCTATGGGAATGGGTAAAATGCGTGTAGTAGGTGGTGCTTCTTGTGGTGGACGTGCTCCATCAGCCCGTGCTCAGATTGTGAAGAAGGTAATGCAGGAGCATGGACTTTCTCTTCCCCAAGCTTCCAGTTACGTAAAGCAACATGGACTTTATTAAAGAATTAATCTATAACAGAAATAACAAATGACATACCAGTCGACACCTTATATGCCATGGATTTTTCCTGATGAAGCTTACCACATGAATTTTAAAGGAAAGGAGCCACTAAGACCATCAGTTCTTTCTCAACCTTTAGATTTGATGGATGGTGGAGGAAGTGAGTTTCAAACTTCTGCTTATGAACATGAGAGACAGGTTGTTCTTGACAGAGTAGCAAATACTATTCGTGCTAAACAAGGTATGGAGGGACATTTGAATACTACAGCAAGGTCACAGCGTTATGACCGTCCTGCTTCTCGTTCTGCTGTCCCTAAAGGTGTATTTACTGGCTCCCCCATGACATACCTTACTTCTGCTGGACTCCGTGGAGGTGTAATTTCTACTAAGGCAGGTCAGGAATGGCTCGCACAGAGACTCAAGCAACGAGCTGGTGAGTGGGAGGAACTAAATAGTGGAGCTCGTACAATTAATCCTCCTCCTATTCCTGTGTCCCCATATACCGAGGTTAATACAATTCTGTCTAATCTATTTGTTGCTTTTGACACTGGTTTCTTTTCCAGCAGTGTTATGGAGTTGCTGAATCAGCTTGCACAAGCTTTAATTAAGATTGGTGCAGTTATTGAGCCAAGGCAGTTAACAACTTATGCTCAAGGTGTACAGAAGATGGTTGAATCAGTCCGTCCCTATTCAGGAAAACTACAATTAGGTGAGACTCTTGGACCTGTATTTGAGGCCCAAGAGAAGCGCAAAAGAAATATTGATGCTATTAATGCTAAACTAAAGATTATTGATGCAATTATTCGTGAGATTGCCAGAACTATAAATGAGCCATTGTCTTCCCGCCAGCAGGTAGTAGCTGCTCTTGGACAACGTCTATTAGGAGCTCAATTACAGAACTTTGAGGCAAGATTTGCTGGGGAAAACAAGATGGAAACTGTAAAAGCAGTTGGGACAGAATCTACTGGCCGACTTGCACCATTAGAAATGGGCCAACCTGCAGTTCCTCAACCTCTATTACCTCCTCCTCCTCCTGACAGAGAGGAGAATTCTGCTCCTGACACCGTATGGGATGAAATGCCTGCACCAGAACCATTTACAGGTTTAGGCCGTATGCGTAGGACTCACCGCTTTTAAATGCTTACCTGTTTTGCAATGTTGAACCCATAAATGTGTAAGCTTACAACTATAATTACAAACTTCACAATTATAATTTATACCCTCATTCCTCTTCAAATGAAGTTTCGTTTGAATATGAGTGTCGAACTCACTTTTGCATCGAAGTTGCTTGTTACAAACCTTACAGAAGTAATTAGACAAGTCAGTCTTTATTCCATTATGTTTATTAGATGAAAAATGACTGTCGTAGGTCTTCTTATGCATGTACTGAAAATTACAAATCTTACAAAACATCCCCTCATAATACCTTAATCTCTCTGCTTTCTCATGCTCCTTAGTATTATTATGTAACCCAAATGCCTCAGCAGTACTAAATGTAATCTTGCAAGTATTGCATCTCCAAGTTTCAGTAATTACTGCGACCTCGTCCATTTTACTTATAGTAAATATTTGTTTTTTGTGAAAACTGTTTCTGGAGAGAGAATAAATGAATTCATCAGAAGGTATGGCAATGGGAACTGTAATAACATCTTCAGTTGCAATTTTAGGTTACCTAATACGATGGAATCACAAGCGTATAAGAAGTAATTGCTGTGGTAAGCCATGTGTAACATCAATAGATGTTGAGGACACTACCCCTACAACAGTTGTAAGAGAAGTAGAGGAAGCTAAAAATGATGCTACTACATAAATGGATTTGTTAATTGTTCCATATAAATTAGGTGGAAAGAAAGGTTACCGAACAACGCTAAATGGGATTCCTTTTTCAAGGAAGCCAGTAGAGTTAGACAGAGCAATACAGCAAGCAGATGCTTTGGAAATGAAGGGAGGAATGGAGGAGGCAATAGGTTATGCTTTGAGTGAAACTGACATCCAGAAAATGATTCCAACTTTAAGGATTGTTCCGTACCCAGATTTGTTAAAAGCAAGGTCAATAGATGATGTATTGGATGAAAAGGGAAGACTTATGCTTTTATATTTGACTGAAAGCGAGTTAATGGGTCACTGGGTCTGCTTATTGAACTATAGAAATTCTAACATATTGGAATATTTTGACCCATATGGAGGTTATAAACCAGATGGAGAATCAAAGTGGTTGACCCCACAGAAGCTGAAGGAGTTAGGACAATCAAGTAAGAAGCTAACACAGTTATTGGATGAAAGTAATTATGTAGTTAAGTCTAATGCATACCCATTTCAGGTTGACAAGACAAATATTAATACTTGTGGTCGTCACTGTACAACAAGATTATATTTTAAGAACCTAAAACTGCCTGAGTATATTAAGTTAGTAGAATCCACAGGATTAGAGCCTGATGAATTCGTGACAGCCTTTACATATAATTTAATCGGAAAATAATGATTTGTATAAAGTAAATGGCATTGTTGTCTCAATTCTCCAAAGTACAGATTGATGGTGCTAAGGCAGCACCAGACCGTATTTATTACAACGCAGGTATAATCAACAATACACTAAACTCTACAAAGACAGCAGATGACCCATTGTTGAGATTTTCTGACTCACGCCAGACTGCTTTGGTTCCTGATGTTTCAAATTATGAGGTTTCTGTTGAGAATTTTAGTTTGAATGGAGTTTCAAAATATTTACCCCTATTTATTCCTCAGATTAAGAACACTCAAGTAGATGTAAACGAAACAGTATACGAAGTTACAGTTGGAATTTTCCAGGGAGGAGCTATTAGTGACAGCACAAAGTATAAGACAGGTAAGGCTTCAGTAATTTGGTACCCAGACAATCAGGCTCCTTATACAATTATTCCTACAACTTCAAATTCACAGCAAGAGGTTGATTATTATTTTTGCTATACATATTCTCACATGGTTCAGCTAATTAATAATGCATTAAAAAGGGCCTGGACTCTTGCTGGTGGTGGTGTAAGTGGAGTAGTTCCTGGAACTCAGTGTCCATTTATGGAGTTTGATGAGACAACTGGTTTGTTTTCATTAAATCAGGATGGAATGACAAGTATTACTCCTTATGGGACAGTTCTTCCTCAACCTTTTAATTCTGCTTGTACTGTTGTAGGAGCTTCTAATAGTGGAGGACTTTATGGGGTAGCAGGAGGAAGTGCACCAACTAATTATGGTGAGTATTCATTTGTAGGATGGAATACTTGTTTAGACCAGCTACTTTCTAATTTTCCTACTGTATATTATGGTTACCCTACTGCCTGGGCTGGAGCGTACAGTGGATTGAATTTGCCTGAGATTGTAGTTGACACAGGTTTGCCTATTAGTTTAAGAGTTGGAACAATTCCTGCAACAAATGCTGATTCTCCAGTTGGATTAAGTTTGAAGACTAAGCCATCGCAGTCAAGTCATCAGCTATTTATTCCTAATGGAACATTCTTAACAAATGCTTATATGTGTAGATTAACTCAGGATTTTAAGAGTACTGGTGGTGTATGGTCACCTATTGCATCACTTGTGTTAGCAACAACTCAAATCCCAGTCCGTAATGAATCTAATGCAAATCCAGTAACATTTGGAAGTGCAAATGTGGGTAGTGGAGTAGCTAATTCAGGTTCATTCCAAAAGGTTTTGATTGAGACTCCAATTAATGCGGTTACTGCAGACCTTTGGAGAGGTTGGATTTTATATGAGCCATTGGTTCCGACTTATTCATCTTTGGACCCATCCCAGGATGCAGTCCAGGATGTTGACGTTAATTTATTTTGGAGGAGCCGTCTAACAAATTCTCTAATTCCTGTCCATATTCCCAATCAATCAACAATGAATTTTAGATTGATGTTTAAGAAGAAAGGAACGAAGTAGCGTTTTATGTCAAAATATTCTCTGTCTACAATAAATAAAAATGGCCACCGAAGTAACAAAGTATTCTGTGTATGACTCCCGTATTGTTCAAACAAAGCCCGAGTATGCTGTCGAGAAGGGAGCCTTGAGCTTGACTAACGTGTCTTTCCAGGCACAGACTGCTGATGCTTCCAGTGTGCAGTTCAACGTGCAGGTTCCTTCCGAGAACGTGTTTGTGGACCGTGCAGTGCAATGGGCTGCAACTGTAGTAGCAACAATTGTTGTTAATATTAATCCCCCTGTTGGTTCTACTGTTCCTGCTAATACTCCCCTGTCTACTCTTCTTGCTCCTGCTGCATTCCCCCTGCACCAGTCTGTGAGCCAGATGTCTGGAACTATTAACGATGCAACTGTAACTGTAAATACTCAGGATGTTCTACCTCAGGTTCTGCGCTTGGCTGACATGCGTGCATCTCGTCGCCAGCGTACTTGCCCTACTATGTTGGACAAGTATGCAGTTTACCCTGATTCTCGTGTAGTTCCTAATACTCCCCTAAAGCAGTGGAGCAGTACTTGGGAGTCTGACATTGTGCCTAATGGTGGATTTAATGGTTTCTACTACTGCAC